CGGAAAAATGGTGTGGGGGCGGAGGAGAAGGTATCGGAGCAATTGCATGCGGTCTTTAAAGGAAAGGAAACGCAGGCAGATTCTTTGGTAAAGATGTACAGTGGCCTCGATATTGGGGACCTTAAAGAATTCGCCAACATCACAAAAAATGTCGATGCAGCGAAGGGAGATGAAGGTTTCAGAGATAGATTCGAGAAGCAGAAGACGACCAACGAAAAGGCTGAGGAGACCAAAGAGAACCTCGATTTGATAGCCATGAATGCAACCATTTCGCTGATGGGGCCAATCAATCTGATGCTTGATAAGGGCGTTGATGCCTCTAAGGGTCTCGAAACATTCACCAAAGATCACCCGGTTCTTGCCGCAAGCGCTCTTGTCGGTACGGCTGTCGCCGGCTATGCAGCGAAGGCAAAGGGATTTGGCAAGCTTTTCGGGGGGGGCGGGGAAATTGGCGCTGCCGCTGAAGGCGCAGAAATTGCAACCGCCGGCGCGGAAGCCGAAGGAGTTGCTGCGATCGGAGTCGAGGCTGTTGCGGGTGCTGAGGGGCTGGCGGCATTGGGCGTCGCGCTTGGCCCGGTTATTCTCGGAATTGGGGCGCTTGCAGGAGTCACAGCGGGTATGGGATGGTTGTTGACGAATGTCGTCGATCCCGACACTGACGAAATGAATCATCCTGGCAAGCGTCGCTATCATAAGCGCGGGCAGGCGGATGAGTGGCGGACAGATGAGTCTCTGCCGCAGGAACACGCGGGGCAGCATTTTGTTCGCGCGGGGCGGGGTGGAGGCTGGGTTCCCGACGCGCCAGATTCCCCAGATGCCAGCAATCTGAAAAGCGCCGAGGTACCCTCCTTTTTGCAAACGATTTTCGGCGGCAAGGGCGAGTACGCGGCTACTGGCCGCAGCCGCGCTGGATTGCCGCGCGGTACGGCGGCTGCGGAGCTGCCTGACAAGGCGCTTCCCCCTCCTCCAATTCCGCCAAAGAGCGGGGCACCTTACTCTACAGAGGAGAAATCAAAAATGCAGAAAGCTGCCGATAACGCCAACAGCTACGTCGAGAAAAATTTCAACTTCGCCTTCTATCTGGACGGCAAGGAAATCGCCGCGCACATGATTCCAGCGAATTCAAACGGCACGTCCGGCTTCAACACCGCAGCAACTCGTCCGTCACCCAACGGTAGCGCTTTGGGACATAAATAATGAACCCCACCACCACACTCACCCTCAACACCCCGCAAGGCCCCTTCCAGTTCGCCGGCGCGGAAGTGCCGGAGCAGATCAACTTCGGCGGCGCGCAGATGCTGTGCACGCACAAGATGATCGGCGGCTTGCGCATCGTCGATGCGCTGGGGCCGGACGATGCGCCGTTGGCGTGGAGCGGGATTTTTCTCTACGAGGGCGCAGCGGAGCGGGCGCGCTTTCTCGATTACGTGCGGCGCTCCGGCTTGACCTGCACGCTGACCTGGGGCGTGTTCCAGTATGCGGTGATCGTGTCGGAGTTCAAGGCGGATTTCAAGAAGCCGTACTGGATTCCGTTTTCGATCACTTGCGAAGTGGTGCGCGACCAGACGCAGGATGTCGCCAGTCCGCCGAAGGCAACGCAGCAGGACGCTATCATCGCCGACTCGGCGCGCATGTCGCAACTTGCCGGCGCGGTTGGTATTGCATCGATTGCCGGTTTGGCGGCGGCGGCGAGTTCGTCGCTGTCGTCCATGCTTGGCGCGGTTGCGCCGATTGCCGGCGGATTGGTTTCGCTCAGTTCGGCAGCATCAAGCGGGTCGGGCCTGTTGTCGGCAATCGTCGGCGAAGTGGGACAGGTGTCGAGCTTGTCCAACCTGGCGTCGAGTGCCCTGTCATCGGTTACCGGGCCGCTGGCGGCGCTGCAAAGCGCGGTCGGCGGGGCTATCGCTTCGGCTACGGCGGCAATCGCGTCGGTGCCAAGTCTGGGCAATGTCGTCGCCGGGCTGCCGGTTGCCGGGCAAGTTGCCGGCCTGGTTGCGCAATGCACTGCCGCCGTTCAACTGCCGATGCTCAATGAACTCAGCGCCGTGACGACGCGCATTCAAGCGAATGTGGCGCTGATTGCGAGTCCGAGCAGCAACAACGTGACAACTACTGGAGGCGGGAATCTTTACAGTGCAGCGGCGCAATCCTATGGCGACGCCACGCGCTGGACCGATATCGCAGCGGCCAGCGGCATCGCGGACCCGATGATGACGGGCTTTAACACGATCACGGTGCCGCAATGATCAACCAGATTCCGACAACAGGGCAGGGCCGCACGCCGCGCGGCATCCTGATGGTGGGCGGCACGGCGATCCAATGGACCGGCTGGAGCATCGAGCATAACGGCGTCTACGAGGCCGGCACGATCCACATCGAGGTGCCGGCGCCGTATACGGAATGGCGGTGGTGGACGCAGCAGGCGGAGATCATCGTCGATGTCTACGCGGGCTTTCCGAGCGATCCGCAGAATTATGGCATCGCCGATCTGACGCTGTTGATGACGGCGCGCATCGACGATCTGCGGCTCGATCCGGCGCGCTCGGTGTTGACGCTGTCGGGGCGCGATCTGACGGCGCTGTTTACCGACAACAAGACCGATGCGAAGTATCCGAACATGACTTCTTCGGCCATCGTGGCGGCGCTGGCGGCGAAGTTTCCGGCGCTGCAAACGAATATCCAGCCGACCACGCAATTGGTGGGCGCGTATTACGATGCCGACCAGGTGCAGATGCAGCGCCAGGATTCGATGTGGACGCTGTTGACCTATCTGGCGCAGCGCGAGGGCTTGCAGTGCTTCGTGCTGGGCCGCACGCTGTATTTCGGCGCGTTCGGCGCGCTGGTGTCGGATGCGCCGTATGCGATCGTGCTGCAACCGCCGACGCCAGAGCGCCCTTATCCGGCGGCAAATGCGGAAAAGCTGTCGTTTTCGCATGACATGACCCTGTCGGGTGACGTGACGGTGCGGGTGCGCAGTTATCACGGCGCGAAGAATGCGTCCTACAGCGCCACCGCGAAGAGCACCAAGGCGGGCAAGGCGATCGAGAAGGGCGCGACCGTTGCGCAGAGCGCGCAGGCGTACGACTTCACCTTTCCGGGCTTGACGCAGGCCGATTGCGCGGCCAAGGCCGACCAACTTTTGGGCGATATCGCCAAGCACGAAATGAAGATGGGGCGACTGTGCCGGGCGATGTGCAGGTGTTTCCGTGGACGCCGGTGACGGTTGCCGGAACCGGCACGGCGTTCGATACGACTTACCAGATTTCCAGAATCAGCCGCAGCTTCGATGTGCGCGGCTTCCAGATGAACTTGAGCTGCCGCACGATGCCGGCGCAGAATACGGTGAAACTCGCGTGATGACGAATCAGCTTCGTAGGTTGGGCTAAAGCTCTATCAGCCCAACAAACGGCATTTGCACGGTGGCAACCATGATCGCGGCATGTGCGGTATGCGCCGCCGATGTTGGGCTGGTGAAGCGTTAGCCCAACCTGCCTGCTACCGCTCGCATAACCCCCCCGTCGTTCCCGCGAAGGCGGGAACCCATAGTGAGGCAGCACGAGCGAATTCCCTATGGATTCCCGCCTTCGCGGGAACGACGAAATTAACTGAGGAATTTGAAATGCTGGTCAATCAAATCAAGCGCGTGGTGTCGGAGTTCCTATCGAACCTGACGCTGTCGAAATACGGGCTAATCTCGGCCTACAATCCGACCAATTACACGGTCAAGGTGATGTTGCAGCCGGAGCAGATCGAAACCGGCTTCATTCCGCTGGCGACGGTGTGGGTCGGCAACAACCTGGGCGCGGTGTTCGGCCCGGCCATCGGCGATTCGGTGCGGCTCGATTTCATCGACGGCAGCGTGCAGGCGACGGTGGTGGGCGGCCGCTTCTTCAACAATTCCGCGCTGCCGCCGCTGGTGCAATCGGGCCAGGCGGCGCTGGTCGACAGCAAAGGCGCGTTCGTGCGCTTGAACAACGACGGCACCATCACGCTGGGCGCGCCGACCGGCATCACGACCACCACGCCGCTGTTGACGCAAAACGGCAACCTGCAAGTCAACGGCAGCATCACGGCCAGCGGCGACGTGGTGGGGCAAGGCAAGAGCTTGCATAATCATACGCACGGCGGCGTGCAGGCGGGTTCGTCGAATACGGCT